ATTGACCGACGGTTCTCGGGACAATGCGATTGCATTAACGCACAAACCGGCTCTGGAGGCTGTGTATGCCGCAGAATAGACTCGCTCCCCCGCTACAGAACTCGCTGGCGTACTCGGTTCCTGCCCCGCTGGAGCCTGGGATGCTCCGTCCTGCTCCTAGGGTTGTCCCTAGGCGTGAGCTGGAAAACCTCTCTATTGGCCTTGGAAGAGGTTTAACGGCAGGTCTGGAAGGCACCAAACAACTGCTCACACAGCCGGTAGCCACCGCACGGGCGTTGGTAGAAGCCGCCCGCCAGATGGGAACTGATCCCGGTATCGTCTTGGAGATGCTTCGGGCTGCTCGCCAGAAGGCAATGTCCGGTAGCCTCGGCCTTGGCGAACTGATCGGTGAGAACGTGACGCCGGGTGTGCGAAACCGCGCCCCGATCAGGCGGGACATCTTTATTGGCAAAAAAGCCACAACGTGGGATGCGGCTGCGGCGGCTCGCGCTGAACAGATGGAACGCGCTAAAGCAAGTCCAGAAGAAATTTGGCAGCAAACAGGCACGTTCCGCAGCCCTGACGGGCAATGGCGACAAGAAATTTCGGATGACCCTGCAAAACTTACAGAAGCGCTTAACCCAAAAAACCTTCAAGAGTTTTTGTCCCATCCCGCCGCATTTAAAGCGTACCCCGATTTGGCGCAAATTGAGGTTACGTTAAGAAATAGTTCTGGAAAATACGGGTCGTATTATTCACCTACCGAATTTCGCCCGGAAGAAATAGTAATTGGGCCTGGAAATCGTCGCAGCACCGCTTTGCATGAAATACAGCACGCCATTCAAGAACGCGAAGGTTTTTCCAAAGGCGGTCAGCCGTTTTCAACTACAGACACTTCGGATTTTCAGAAAGTTTTTATATTGTCAGAAAAATTTAACGAAAAAATGGATAGGTATCGTGAATTAAGAAGGCGGCTTCCGCTTGAGCAAAGGCCGAACATAGGCAAGTCTATTAATTGGCAGCGTCGAGAGTTTGATATAGATGAGTTAATTGATGATATTGAATACTCTGTCCCTGACCCAAAAATCCGCAAAGAAATGTTGGACATCATTAATGAGCTTGATGTTGAACGAGAAAATTTGTATGGCATAAAAACAGGCCCTCTTGAACAAGAAACTACAGACGGTTAGCTGGAGAGGCCGAATCTCGCGCTGTTGAGGCTCGTGCGAACCCATGGGGACTTGCAGACCCAGAACAAAAACGCAATCGGTTGCCAACCGCTTATTACGATGTGCCGTTAAACGAATTGATATTTAAATAATGCAAACACCGATCTATAGCCCTGACGAAGAACAGTTATTGATGTCCAAGGTCTGGTCACCCCAGATCAAGGACGACCCGGAAGCCTTTGTCCTGATGGTTTTCCCTTGGGGGAAGGTCGGAACCCCGCTAGAACACTTCAAGGGGCCGAGGAAATGGCAGCGTGGGGTGCTGCGGCATATCGCCTCCCACATTGCCAAGAACAAGCAGACGACCGCCTACGAAGTCCTGCGCATGGCTACGGCCTCGGGACGCGGTATTGGTAAGTCCGCGCTCGTCTCTTGGCTCATCTTGTGGATGCTTTCGACGCGGATAGGCTCTACGACCATCGTTTCGGCCAACTCCGAAGCCCAGCTCCGCTCGGTCACATGGGCAGAAATCACCAAGTGGCTGGCACTTCTGATGAATTCGCATTGGTTTGAGGTGTCGGCCACCCGCGTAATGCCCGCAAAATGGCTTGCCGAACTCGTCGAACGTGATCTGAAGGTCGGTACCCGCTATTGGGCCGTCGAAGGACGCCTCTGGAGTGAGGAAAACCCCGATTCCTACGCTGGCGTCCACAACCAGGCGGGCGTGATGGTCATTTTTGACGAAGCATCGGGTATTCCTGACGCTATCTGGTCGGTTACTGCGGGATTTTTTACAGAAAACACCCCGAATCGCTTCTGGTGCGCGTTTTCCAACCCCCGGCGCAATGCGGGCTACTTTTTCGAGGCTTTCCATGCCAAAAGAGCGTTCTGGTTCACGCAAAACATCGACGCCCGCGAAGTCGAAGACACCGACAAAGCGGTCTACGAGCAAATCATCGCCGAATACGGCCCTGACTCCACCCAAGCCAAGGTCGAAGTCTACGGACATTTCCCCACAGATGATGGCGATCAATTCATCTCGCCCCACGTGGTCGAACACGCCATGTCCACCCCCCGATACAAGGATGAAACCGCTCCCCGAGTCATCGGCGTCGATCCCGCCCGCTCCGGGGCCGACTCGACGGTTATCGTGGTTCGTCAAGGTCGCGATCTGGTGGCGATTCGTCGCTATCAGGGCGAAGATACAATGGCTACTGTGGGTCGCGTTATTGACGCCATCGAAGAGTTCCAACCGACGCTGGTGGTCTTAGACGAAGGCGGCTTGGGATACGGCATCCTTGACCGCTTGAAAGAGCAACGGTATAAGGTCGTTCGGGGCGTCAATTTCGGTTGGAAGTCAAAAACCCCGCAGATGTATGCGAATAAACGCGCAGAACTCTGGGGTTCTATGCGTGAGTGGCTGCAAACCGCTTCTATCCCGCAAGACCGCCAACTGAAATCAGACCTGATCGGGCCTAACCAGAAACCCAATTCGTCGGGGTCGATTCAGTTGGAAAGCAAGAAGGACATGAAATCACGCGGATTGGCCTCTCCAGACGCCGCAGACGCTCTGGCGTGTACTTTCGCCTATCCGGTGGCCCATCGGGAGGCCCGCGTTAAAGACCGCCGTGTGAGCGTCTACGACGGCCCTAACGGCCTTCACAACTCATGGTTGGGAGCCTGATATGCCCCTCGTAAAGTCCGCGTCCAAGGCTGCTTTTCGCAAAAACGTCAAGGCCGAGGTCAAATCCGGCAAACCGACAAAGCAAGCCGTGGCGATTGCGTATTCCGTGCAACGTAAGGCCAAGCGCAAGTAATGGACAATGGGCTAAAAGGGGCGGCACAAGTCGCAAATACCCCATCCAAGCGCAAGTCGGCTGACCTTTTGGCCGCGATGCGTAAGCGTTTTGAAGTCTCCATCAGCGCTTACAGCGATTCCCGCGACAGCGAACTTGACGACCTCAAGTTCATGGCAGGATCGCCCGATAACCGATTCCAATGGCCGCAGGAAGTTCTGGCGACCCGTGGGGCAGTCCAAGGGCAGACGATGAACGCCCGCCCCTGCTTGACCATCAACAAACTCCCCCAGCACGTTCGGCAGGTCACCAACGACCAGCGTCAGAACCGCCCCGCCGGTAAGGTTATCCCTGTTGACGATAAGGCCGACCTAGAGGTTGCCGAGATTTTCGACGGCATGGTGCGGCATATCGAGTACATTTCGGACGCCGATGTCGCCTACGACACCGCCTGTGACAATCAGGTCACCTTCGGGGAAGGCTACGTCAGAATCCTTACGGAATACTGCGACGACGACACGTTTGACCAAGACATCCGCATCTGCCGGGTGCGTAACTCGTTTTCGGTCTACCTAGACCCGCATATCCAAGACCCCTGCGGCGCTGACGCCGAGTGGTGTTTTATCACCGAGGATATGCCCAAAGACGAATTTGAGCGCAATTTTCCAGACGCCGAGCCGATTTCGTCCATTGAGTCCCGTGGGACGGGCGACGGCGAAATGTCGCAATGGATTCAAGAAGAATCCGTCCGCGTGGCAGAATACTTCTACGCCCATTACGAGAAGGCCAAGCTGCACCTCTATCCGGGTAACGTCACCGTCTTTGCGGGCAGTCCCGAAGCGCAGCAGATGGAGATGATGGGCCTCAAGCCCGTTCGTACCCGCGACGTTGATGTCCGCAAGATTAAGTGGATCAAGACCAACGGCTACGAGGTGCTGGAAGAAGCCGACTGGCCGGGTAAGTGGATTCCCGTCGTCCGCGTCGTCGGTAACGAGTTTGAGATCGAAGGTCGGATTTTCCTCTCCGGCCTTGTCCGCAACGCCAAAGACGCACAGCGGATGTACAACTACTGGGTGTCGCAGGAAGCAGAAATGCTCGCCCTCGCCCCCAAAGCCCCGTTTATCGGCTATGCCGGTCAGTTTGAGGGCTACGAACACCAATGGAAAACCGCCAATACGACCAACTGGCCGTATCTGGAGGTCAACCCCGACGTCAGCGACGGGCAGGGCGGGGTGCTCCCGATCCCGGAGCGCGCACAGCCGCCGCTCCCCCAGACGGGTCTTATTCAGGCCAAGTTGGGCGCGTCGGACGACATCAAGGCAACAACGGGTCAATACGATTCCAGTCTCGGCGCCACGTCTAACGAGCGCTCTGGACGGGCTATCTTGGCGCGTGAACGGCAGGGCGATACCGGTACTTACCACTTCGTTGATAACTATGGCCGCGCTATCCGCTACGTCACGCGTCAACTCGTTGACCTGATCCCGAAGATTTACGACACGCAACGGATTGCGCGTATCGTCGGGATGGACGGCAAGACCAAGACGGTCAAGATCGACCCCACACAGCCGGAGCCTGTTCGCAAGATTCAGGACGAAAACGGCATCGTGCTGGAGAAAATCTACAACCCGTCCGTGGGTAAATACGATGTGGCCGTCACGACCGGCCCGTCGTACTACACCAAGCGGCAGGAAGCCATGGCGGCGATGGGCGAGATTCTTCAGGCCAACCCGGAACTCTGGGCTGTGGCCGGAGACCTGTTCGTCAAAAACATGGACTGGCCGGGTGCGCAGGAGATTGCCGAACGCCTTGCCAAGACCATCGACCCCAAACTCTTGGAGGACAGCGACGACTCGC